CCGCCGTTGGAAACAACGGTTCCGTTACGTATACCTGGACGCTCGACCACATCGTTACCGAACCAAACGGTCCAATAGCCTGGGGAACGAATGGAAACCTTGGAGTTGTGCCTGCCGTGGGTCCAACCTGCTCCTTCGCTGCGGCACTCTTTCCCGGCCAAAACGCCCAAGCGTATTTCAACCTCAAAGCGCAGGACGCTACGACTACCATCAACCGCTCTGTCTTCGTCAACCTTGCCTGCAATAAAGTTTAATCATGCCTACATCTCACTACGGCTTTACTGGTGGAGTTGACGCGATTCAGGGATATGGGGACCGCTGGCAGGTAACCTTCGGCGGGACCTGGGTTGCCTTTCATGACAAATGGGGATTAGTCCTCACCTCCTCCGTCGGAGATTATGACGTTGGCGCGATTAACTTCTACAACGCCTCTGCCGTTCCAATCTTCGCCTTTCCGTTCAAGGACCGCGTTTATGTTTCCGGCACAACCCAATTTAATTTCTCCGACAACGGCGACCCTACCGGCTGGGAGGTTCAAAACTCCGGAGCCGGAGAAATCGACTACCTCTCCTCCTTTGGCGGGAACGATGCAGTTTATTCCATGTCCCAGCTCCAGGGACGGCTTGTGGTAGTAGCCCGGCAGAGTGTTCAAATCTGGAACGTGGATGCTGACCCATCCAACTTCTCACTTATCCAAGAAATCGACAACATCGGCTGCACTTCTCCTCTCGGTGTGCGAAACATGGGGGATATGGACTGTATCCTCCTCGATTCCACCGGGTGGAGAAGTCTCCGAACCATGGAGGTCACCCTAAATGCTTACGTTGATGATATTGGTACTCCTGTTGATTCTCTTGTTAAGGCCGACATTGCTGCGGTAGGGCTTGATAGAGCGGTTACCATCGTTGACCCCAGCACCCGCAATTTCTGGGGTTACATTAACGGCCATATCTACGTCTTCTCCCGCTACCCCTCATCCGAAGTTCAAGCCTGGACCCAATACCTTCCAACCTATGAATCCTTATCCTCCGTACCTCCCAATTCCCCAACATACAATTCCGGTAAGCTTCTCTCCATCACCGTTACCGATGGCTCCTTCTACAAATGGACCCCTGGAGCAAATGAGGTCTCGATTACGGATGGAGTCACAACTCTTACAGCTGCTGGACGTATTAAGGCAAGCGGAACTACTCTTGCAGTTACTGGGACCGCGATTGGGGTCCTTTACACTGGGACACTTGAGCTTATTACGACAACAACTTTCGAGCCTACAAAGTTTATCGTCTACAATGGTAGCATTCTTGGACGGTGTTCAGGAAGGGAAATGGTTACCTACGGAGGAAGCACTGGCGAGGTTTATGACGGGTGCCCGGTGTCAGTTATCACCCCCTGGCTTGACGATAAAGCCCCAAAGCGACAAAAGCTCGGACAATCGTTCGATGCTGCCTGTGCCGGAGGTTGGATATTCTCTCTCGGCTATGACCCAGCAAGCGGAACAGTCGAAATTGGACGTCAGATAACTGCTCCAACCGGAAGCGAGGATCAGGATTCAACATTCGACTACCTCCGACAAGGGCTGAGTCAAACCGGCACACACTTCCGCATCGTAGCTGCTACAGACCAAACCTGGGACGATGCGGCGACACTTTCCGAACTACAAATCCACTACAACCTCGGTAACCTCCAAGGTTAGCCAATACTATCCCACCATGCACTCATTCATCTGGTTATCACCAATCAAGAACACCCATGACCAAATTGAACTCATCCAAAAGGCGAAGGCGGAGAACCACGGCGTTTTCCTTCCGACCCATATTATTGAACAAGGTTCAGGAGGGAATATGGCGGGATATTTCTCTGTCGGTACACCGGGCTTTCCTGTCGTACAGTCATGGCTGGCCGAATGCCTACAACCCAGGGAATCCTTTTCTCTCGTGAACATGGTGGAGAACCTCGTTCATTGTAACGGTGCGGCGGGCATCTGCCTCGCGGTGCCGAAAACCTCGCCATTCCACCCACTGATGGAGAGTATGGGGTATAAGAATGGCGGGAATTACGATTTCTTCGTCAAAAAGTTTTAACATCATTATGGGCTTCGCAATAGGTAGTGCAATAATGGGCTCCCCGGACTACGCCGGGATGGCCAAGAAACAGGAAAGTCAGCGGCAGCAGTATATTACTGACGCGCAGAAGCAGGTTGATAATGCGTTTGGGGGATTCGACCAGGGATTCTATAATCAGCGTGCGCAGGCGTATCAGGATTACGCGCTTCCGCAGCTTTCACAACAGTACCAGCAGAACCGCAACGCTATCGGGTTTGGGTTAGCTAACCGCGGTCTTCTAGCCTCCTCCGCGGCTCGTAACCAATGGACCAACCTGGGAAAAACCATGGGGCAAGCAAAGCAACAAGTCGCCGACCAAGGTATTGGATATGCACAGGACTTACAAAAGCAAATCCAGGATCAAAAGTCAGTCCTTTATAATCAAGTTTACCAAGCGGCGGACCCGAAGAGTGCAGCCGCGAATGCGATTAACGTTGCAGCCGGGTTTCAACAACCCTCAGTCTTCCAGCCTCTCGGTAACATGTTCGGCAACATCGCTAACCAATATCTGCTGTCGCAGATGATTAACACCTACCGCCCACAGGGTTACCAAGCGCCGATATTCGGTGCTCCTTCTGGTGCGGTTAACACCTCAAGCTATTACAAATAATATGGGAGCATCAGCAGGTATCGGAGCAGGCACCGCAATAATCGGTGGTGAAATGCAAGGTTGGGCGAATGTACTTGCCCGACAGGACATGGGGCGAGCGTTTCGGAATGAGTTAAACACGCAGCGGGGGTATGGTACCCAGGCACAGGATATTGTGAACCAGTCGATTGCACAGAGCAATCCTGGTGCAATGCAGGGTGGAATGCAAGGGGCGGTTAATAATAGGTTAGCTGCGTATAACGCGATTGGGCAGATTCCCCTGGGACTCGGGCCGAATAAGCAGTCGCAGTATAACCCCGCTGTTGCGGACGCCTACACAAAGATGCTAGGTGGCCTCCGAGCTAAAAACCTCAGTTACTCCGACTGGGCTTTACAACAAGCAATCGCGAATTTGAACACCCAGCGTCAGCTTGACCGTATCTCAAACTTCGCCGGCGGGCAGGCGAATAATGTTTACCCACTACAAATGTACAAAGCCCAACATGGTTGGGACGACCTCGCCATGGCGGGACAGGCGATTTCGAGTATTGGCGGTGCAGCGGCAAATTACGCCCAGTTTGCACAGCAGCCACAACAGGGACGCGCTCCGGCAGGCCCGAGCGGATATACCGGCTTCCAAGGAATGAACCCGTCGATTTACAATTACCAGATCCCCTACGGAATGTTTAACTACTAAGAAAGAATCATACCGTTATGCCTGACTTTAACTACCTAAATAACTCATTCGGCGACCAAGCCGTCGTCCAAGGCTGGGGGAATACCCTGAATAATAACCTCTCGCAGTTGGTGCATCTTCGCCAACAGCAGGATCAATTCGCACAGGAACAGGCGCTTAAAGCCGCGATGTTAGCTCTGGAGAGACAAAAGATGAACCTCCAGGCTCCACTCTGGGCCGCGCAGACGGGGTTGGATACGCAACAAGCGGAGCACTACCGCATTCAAGCGTTGGCACAGCAGAATTTAATGCGTGACCAACAGGCCATGCAAAAGGCGGTGGCGGAACAGTATTTATACTCGCACCCGGTGCATCAACCCATGCAACCGCCGTTGCCGATGGGGAATGACCTTTTTCTGACAACGAACATGGGAGCAGCACTTGCGAATCAAGGAGCACCGGTGAGTGTGGATAGTCCATACCGGGCAGCTATCTCCGGTGAGGCGGATTCTATCCGCAACGCAGCCGTTCAAAAAGGTCTGGCCGCGAATGCGATGTTAGCCAATCCACAGACCGCTGCGATGTTGTATAATAATGTCCAGCTCCGCCCGGATGAAACGGTCTTTAATCCGGTTACCGACCAGGCTATTTACACCGCACCGGATCCTATGAAACGGGAGCGGTTATCCATCATGGCGAACGAAGCCGAGAGCCGGGAGATGTACCGCCAAGAACACGCCGACTACCTCAAACGGATGGCTGGCACCGCCGAGGTGAACGCTCAATCCCGAGCACGCACCGCGAAGAAGCTTAACCAGGCCGAGTTCAACGCGGCTCTTATGGCGGGTAAGGAAATCGGCTTCGACAGCGAAGGAGATCCTTACATCGTTGGGGATACCCAAGTCCCCGCTGTTTCTGTTGGTGGTCCCAAACCTGGTGAAGTCCGCGCTGGCAAAGGTGGAAAACAATACCGCTTCAAAGGCGGCGACCAATATGACCGCAATAACTGGGAGGAAGTAAAGTAATGAACGATCCCTGGGAAGCTCCGGCAGCAACACTATCACAGCGCGACCCCTGGGAAGCGCCACAAAGGAAGGAAGGGAAAAGGAGTCTTGCTCAAAATTTGAGCATGACGGGAGCAAAGGCTATTCCAGCCGCGAACTGGAGCTTGCTCGCGAGGCAGGTTATGGGAGCGGTGAATCCGATGGGAACGGCGGAGGTGAATCCGATGGCCGTGCTGCGGGGAGGAGAGGAGTTGGTGAGGCAGGGGGTGAACGCAGTCCCTACTGCTATCACGGGAAGAAACGTCGAAGTCCTTCCGCCGGGGATATTCCAGCAGTCACCAGTGCCGGATTTCTTCAAAGCGGACCCAGGGGAGAATGTGGAGTTCGCTCCGAAGACAAGAGCTGGGCAGTTGTTGGAGGAGCAGCAGGCTGCGGTGACACCGGGGATGATGGGGAATCTGTGGGCACCGGGGCTTAACTCATTCAGTGGAGCGATGTCGTTAGACCCGCTAGGGCCGAAGGTGATACGTCCACCGGCGGTTATACCTGAACCAGGGTTGGCGGAAAAGGCACTACCGTATGCGGCTGCGCCGTTGAAAACCGCGAATGACCTTCTTCGGATGATTTACTCACCAGAAGGGGCATTGATGTTTACTCCGTTCGCACCGGGGTTAGCTGCGACGAGGGTTGCCCCGATATTACCAGCTACGAGGGCTGCTATTGTGACGGACATGGCTGGACATGTGCCGGAGAATGTGGCACAGAGGTTTACGGAGGCGGGACAGAATTATAACGAGCCGGGAAGTGTGACGAAGGCTATCTTGGGGAGTGCAGTGGATGTAGGGATACCGCTTTTGGGAGGGCATGGAGTGTTGCCGAGGGAGACACCACCGACGTATCCTTGGATGAAGCGGGTGCAGGAACCGTTGGCTCATCCTGATGTGCCGAGTGGGGCACAGCCGACAGAGTTTCCGCCGAATAAACCGTTTAACTTCCAGAGCGGGTTAAACTTCGACCAATGGAAGGATGCCATTGCGAAGTTAGTGATGCACGGCGAATACCTGAAGATGAAGCAGGAGGACGGGCCTCTTAGCCCGAAGGAGGAGTCAAGGTTACAGATGGGTGAAGCTGCGATAAATCGGTTGATGACTGATTATCCGGACTTTAGGAAGGTTGCAGAACAAGGGGACAGTGGATTCCCGCCGGTGGGACCTGGGTTGAAGATGAACAGTGGGTTAAACCCGGAGGATTTACGTCCGGCAGTGAGAGCACTGGGAAGGATTTTGGTGGGAGATGTGGGCGATACCCACGCGGAGATTCTGACAAAGAACGGGATTGATCCGTCCGCTATTCCACACCATGATCCGAACCGGGGGTTTGTTGATATTAACAACCCGGATCAGCTTATCAGCCGAGTTGACGCGGCTAGGAATAGCGGTCTAACCGGCAAAGCGGATGCTGGTGGACTAGACAGCATGGATTTACCCGGTGCTGGCATGGCGAAACTCATGCGTATGTCGGGTATGGACGAGAAAGGAATACAAGATGCCATTTCGAAGTTACGCCCAAATCGCGCTACTGAAGCACAAGCACCCCGAGATATACAAAAGGTGGGTGAAGAAATACGGCCCGGAACCGAAGGAGAAGGTGTTGTACGTCCAGAAGAGTCATCCAAAGGCGGGACGGAGGAGCCATGGGTAAGACCTAGGACAAAATTGCAGAGTGGGTTTGACCCAGAGGATATTGCTAAGGCGGTTAAGGCGGGGATGAACTATGGGTTGGGGAAGCTGAAGCAGACGCATGGTCCGGAGGTTCCGCAGTTTCTTTTCCGCGTTGGAAAGGATAAGAAGAGTGCGGAGGAGATTACCGACCACTACGAGCTGGCGCAAGCCATGAACGCGGTCGGGGAGAAGCACCACTGGATTACCAAGGATGGGAAGGTTGAGGAGTCGAAACTGCCAGAGGGGACGCATTATCTCTCGGCGATGAAGAAGTTGAAGAAGAAGAACTTTGACGCAGAGCCGGAGACAGAGGAGGTGAAGGATGCGTATGCGAAGATGCGTGCGAGGGGATATGCCCGCGTTATCGAGCAGGGAAATAAGGTGTTTATCAAGGGAGAGGCGAATCCGACGCAGATTGAGGCGGCGAAGACGCTTGCGGAGAAGAAGGGTGGGAGTGCGTATTATAAGGATACGGAGATCTACCCGAACGATGAAAGGGTAACGCCGGAGGAGGAGAGGAATCCGTGGTTGGACGAGCAGGACATGGGGGAGCGTTGGACCCAGGATGAGGGTAGAGATTTTGGGGAGGGTAGGTTTTACAGCGGATTGCCCATTCCTTCGTTAAAGGATATACCTGGGTTTGATAAGTTGGTCTCCGGCGCGCAGCGTTGGATGCATGGTGCGTTGGACCATTCTCACCTTAGAGAACGGGCATCTCAGCTGTTGGACGCAGCAGATAACTCTGCCCACCTCGAAGCCCACGCTGCAATTAACGAGATTCGAAAGATGCCACCAGCGGCGCAGCGGAGGGGATTGTACCAGGCATATACGAGACAGCAGGTGGCTGAGGCAAGTGCTGGGATTAATTCCAGGAAAGTCGACCGCCAGGCGTTGAAGTTAGCTGACCGAAAGAACATTACCGACAAGATCGATAGGATGGAGTTAAGGTTAACGCAAGGGCAGCTAGCGTTGAAGCACCGGGAGTATGTGGACGAGCTTGGGAAGTTACGGACGATTGGTGGAGACCCATTCCTGCGGAAGTTACCGGGTAAGGGGAAGTACCCACCGAAGGGATATACCGAGATGGAAATGTTTGGTATCCGCCGGGCGGTGAAGGATGATTTTGTCTGGCTTGTAAAGGCGCTAACCTCGGAGAGCGCGAGTAATTACATGCCGGTTCTGGATAGGTTTTTGCACCTGGAAGCTACGATTAAGCATAATACGCTGGCTTATGACTTCTTCCATCTTATCCGGATGGTGAAGCGGCAGATGGCGATTAAAGGCGGGTTACCGTCGTATGAGAAAGGTCATTCGCTGCTGGAGTATAATGACCGGACAATTAACCGGATGGTGTCGACCGGGGAGATGACAAAAGACATGGCGGATTGGGTAAAGAATAACCGTCCCGACGCACAGCTTTTGGTTAAGAACGGGTTAAACATCGCAAGGTTCTCTGACGCGTTTTACAAGGACCAGATTAGTTATCTACCTGGGGTGAAGACGCTGAATAAGTTTATCTTCGATAAGTTCACCCGCGGTGCGATGCTAGAGGCTGCGTTGACGGAGATGAAGAGGTATTCGGAAAGAAATCCAGGTTTGTCGAAGGAACAGGTAGCACAGCATGTGGCGAAGCAGATTAACGTTACCTTCGGTAATATCGGACGGCAGGGATTGTTGAAGAGTGAAACGGCGAGGGATATTGCAAGGTTGCTGTTCCTGGCTCCGCAGTGGTTTGAATCGCTGGCACAGATTGAGGCGAGGGCCGCGAAACAGACGGCACAGATTCCGGTCACTGGCCAGGGTGGGACTGCTGCGAGGATGGTGGCGACGTCGTTCGTGGCGATGTTTGCGGTGAATCAGGCGATTAATATGATGACACGAGGAAAGCCGACCTGGGAGAACGAAGAGAAAGGGCGGAAGCTAGACGCGTATATTCCTAGCTGGACGAAGGATGCGAAGGGGTTGTGGCTCTCGCCGTGGTCGGAGATGGAAGTTAGCCACGATGCAGCGGGGTATTTGAAGAAGGGGAATACCCCAATGCAGACGGTGCAGCGGATTGTGACGAATAAACTCTCGCCGGTAGGCAGGGCGGAAGAGGTGCTACGGACGGGGAGAGATTTTACCGGTGCACCGCTGTCTGATAGCGAACGGTGGGACCTGGCGGGAATGTCCCTTTTGCCGGTGCCGATTCCGGCGCAGAGTGTGATTAGTGAAGTGCCAGGACAGGTTCAACGACAGGCGATGAACACGTTAGGGTTTAAAGGGGAGCCGGTGGGGAGGAGGGAGGAACTGGAAACGAAGATCGAGAAGGCGACGTTGCCACAGCGTCTCCGGCTGGAGCAGGAGTTCAAAGCGAATGAACCACCGGTTACGGGGAGACAAAAGGTCGCGATGCAGGAGCGGGCGGTGATCGAAAACACCCGCCGTGGACTAGCACTACAAGACAGCCTACCAAAAGAGGACCGGCAATGGTTGAAGGACCGTGGATTAGACCTGCCGGGGGTCGAAAACTACCTCACGATAGCGGGGGTTAGGACCACGCTATCGGCTGAGGAGCAGGAGAAGTATGAAGAGTTTTTGAGGGATGGATATACGAAGGCGATTGAGACGCTGAAAAGGAATTACGACAAGGTCCCGCAAGGGATGGCACAGAGGAAGGTGTTTACGTCGGTGATTGCCGCGTATTCCAGTATCGCCCGGAAGAAGATGATGGCCGAGTTAGCTAGGAAGAACCGGGACCTGGCCCTGTAGCGCCGGGGGATGGTTTAACAAGCTTCGGAGGGTTCTTCTCGAATTCACTACGGAGGTAGAGATACCTCCGTATTGTTTTTCGATCCTTGTCCTCGTGGTTGACACCAAGGATCTGCTCGGTTTCTTCCAGGTGGCGGAGAACGTTGGCGGTCTCGGACCAGTTGAGTTCCTGTTCGACCTTTCGTTTAACGAGGGATTCTGGTGCCTTTCCGCCGTTGTCCTTTAGGTATTGGAGGATGATTTGTTGACCCTGGGAGAGCTCGTTCCGTCCGGCGGCGAGGGAAAGTTTCGGCATGTTTTCTTCGAGGGGGTCTAGGAAGACGAGAGCGCGGATGAGGAGTTCGTCGGTGAAGAGGAACATCGGTTTATCCGATACAAAGTCCAGCAACATAGCGACCTTGAAGAGTTGGATATGCTTGGTGCCGACATAACCGCCATGGAGGGGGTTGTCGGGAATGTTCTTCTGCTTCTGGATATACCATGGGGAGAAGAATTTTTGTCCGGAGGAGTGCCACTTATACTCCCCGTAGTAAGGCTTTATATCTCGTAATCTGGCGAGCACTCTAGCTCTCGCTGACTCAGCTTCTGGAGTGATTGTGATAATCGGTTTAGGTTCAGGACGATCAATTTCGTAAACATATATAACTCTTCGCGAGAAGCCGCCAGAGACCACATCTGCTCGTAGATTTCTAATAAGCCAATCAGGGTTTTCACACGCAAGGATATTGAGACAGGGGTTGAGGATAGTCTCAGCTCCTCGCTTGATAGTGGAGGAATCGAATTTGTCTCGGTCATAAATATCGGTAAGGAAGGTTAACATCCGCGGCGGCGAATACGCGACGAAGCTTTTGAACTCGTTGATGAAGAAGGCGTACGGACTTGCGATGAACGTTTCGCCTTTGTTGTCTTTGAACATTCTGCCGAAGGTATCCTTGGACATAACCTGCACAATGTCTTCAGCAGATTGAGTGCTGGCACCAACTGGGAGGTCGGGATAGGCTTCGACGAAGAAACGCTTTGCAAAGTCGCAAGAAGTTGTTTTACCGTTGCCCTGGGGACCGACGAGCATCGTATAAAGATTACCGTGGATTTTGATGTCACCGACATTGAACTGTGCACGCTTATGGACACACGCACCCAGCAGGGAGATCGCACTCCAGAAGATATAATTTCTTGGTATCTCATAACAGGACGCATAGGTATGGAAGTCGTCGATAAAATCAGACATGGGGGGAATGAGTGATTTAAGGTTGCGCTCAAAATTTGAGCATGACTAAAGGTTAAAGAACATGAGCAAGTAGAGCAGCCTTGTAAGCTAGTGCTGCTTCTTGTGCAGTTTTAAAACTTCCTAGATAGTTTAATCGTCTATTTATTCGAATGTGGGCTACCCACTTCCTATTCTTTTTGTGATAAGTTACACCTTTATAGCCAGAAGTGTTGCTGGCTATTAAACCCTGAAGCAGGTGATTGGTCGAGTGGGTAACAAACTGCAAGTTATTCTTTGTGTTATTTAAACCGTTTTCGTCCTTATGGTGGTTGATTAAACCAGGAGGCGGTGGGTTTACAATGTTGTGCATTAATATAGTTGTAGGCCCCTTTTCCGTTTGAACCGAAGCTGCGGCATAACCAGAGCTTAGGTAGAACCAACTATATTTTTTAACCTTATCAAAATCCTCGTCGTCAATGAGAGCCTTCTTATCTTGAGTTAGATTTACCTCTTTCATATTTTACCAATCAAACTTTTTTCACTAAACGCCCAATCAGTGCCATACGTACCTTCGAAGGGGATAGTAATTGGAAGTCCCGCGATGATAAGCTCGTTGTTAAAGTATTGCCGTATCTTGTTAATCGCCCAGCGGGTATCTTCGACGCGGAATTGTCCGATGAGCGAGTCATGAACCGTGTGAAGAGGCTGGATACGGATTTTCTGATTGGAGTCGTAATTGTCTGGATCTGTCCAAAGTTTGTGTAAGGCAAGAACGGTTGCATAGGTGGTGTTTTCTTGTGGTTCGTTTGCGAGTGCTTGGCCGAGGATTTCGTTGTAGCGACCGAAGAATGTGCGGGTGTGGCCGGAGGCGGAGGATAACTTTGGAGGGTAGGGTTGTTTGCGGAGTTTGTCGGTAGTAGCGGCGTGCCATTTTTCAGGATGATAGGCGGCGTAGACCGCTTTTCGGAAGGCTTCAACGTCCGAACGGGACATGTTAATCTTGCCCTCGGATTGGGTGAAGATGATGTCGGATAGGAGGTCGACGCCCATGAGGTAGCAGATACCCCAGATGCCGACTTTACACATAAAATAGTCGAAGTCTTCCTTTTTTATCTCCTTTAGCAGGACTTTAATTTCATCCCGAGACTTCCCTTTAAGTGAATCGTTTCCATGTCGTAACATATAGGCGAGACGCTGAGCTGGTTTAATCTTCGCCCTAAGGTCGTCAAGCATTGTTGGTTCACCAAGTTTGTAAAGATGTGCTCCCACTGTCCACCCGTCAGCACCACTAAGGTCACATTGGAAGAGGTAGTATCCGTCATCAGCAATGAACAAATCCCGCATACCCTCGTGCAAAGGGTGCCCGACGGGCCGTAGTGGATTCTCCTGGGGAATCGTTTGTAGATTGTAACCAGAGCCGGTAGGCGAGGTGTAACATGTAAGGCGTCCGGTCTCAGTTCCGACAAGGTTATATCCACACCGTACTCGTCCATCACCATCCGCAGAGATTTCCAACATCTGAGCGCGGGTCCGTAACTCAGCAATCGAATAAGCCAGGTCGACTGAGGATTTTGCTTTTTCCGTGATGGGTTTATGGGCTCCGAGGACCAGGAGAGCCTCGGCGTTCGCTGTCCGGGAGCGCTCCGACTTTTCCTTGTGCTTATCTTTTTTGTCATATTGGATAGGGAGTTTGAGTTCGTCGTAGAGGTAGGTTTTGAATTCGGGCGAGCGGATGTTTAGAGATTTTTCGAGGACGACCGAGATGTAACCGAGCTGCGTGGGTGATAGATTGTCCGGAGCGGCGAGATAGTGCATAATGACATCGTGATGGAGGATGTAGTCCGCTTTGACCTTAGAACTATCCCGCTTATGGCACATGATTTCTTTAGCCATTGTCCGAATGGCGGTTTTGTCGGTGGTTCCAAGCCCACGGCCAGATAGAACGTCCAGTTGATACTGGAGGCCGTGGATTTGGTCTTTAACCACGGCGAGGCGCTTCTTGGCGAGGGGGGTGTCGTATCGGATTCCTCGCAACTCCATGGAAAGGAGCGGGTTGAGAAGGTCCATGTTGAAGCGGTAGTGGGCACGAGCGCGGTCTTTGACCCATTTTTCGAGCTTCTCGTTGATTTCATAGGTTACACTGGAATCTTTGCAGCAGTAGGTATGGAATTTTTCTAAGTCGGTCATAAGGATTTTACGCTTAAATATCTCGCTTTTGTTCGTTCGTAGCAGTCCTGTGCTTCTTGTTTGGAGTCAAAAACTTTATCCAAAACTCGAACCCCTTTTACGGTAAGTTGTGCTCGCCATTTTCCATTCCAGGTTAGAGAAGCGCCACGCTCTTTAGGTTGACGATTTAGCGCATTTCTTGATTTGTTCGAGCTTAAAAGATTCTCCCTTCGGTTGTTTAGTCCATTACCGTCCTCATGTTCAACTAGATCCGGCCAGCTACCTGTGATAATGGAAACGATTAATTGGTGCATCCTAACTGTTTTATCACCAATTTTTGTCTCGGCGTAACCATTATTATAGCACCAACTATAGTTCGTAGTTAGCCAATCGTAGTCTTGGTCATCGACAATGGTGGAAAAGCCTTGAGTTAGGTTTATTTCTTTCATCGCTTGTCCTCTTCTTGGATACGTTCGTCTTTCCAGTAAGGTTCAGATGTTAATACCGACGCTTGAAAGGCTAGAGATTTAGGAAGTTCTGGATAGAGTTCCCAGAATTTTAACATTGTATCGTCAACAACACCACGAACAACAATGCCATAGGAGTATTGGAGAACAAAACGGTCATATAGACTGTTTTGTAGGACTTTAGGTATGTCCGGGGAACATAACACTTTTGCAGTTTCTCGCCAAATGTGAACTTCTTCATCGAGGCCCCAAAAACTCGATCCGTCCATCTTGGTGAAGGGTATAATAAAAGAGGTCATAGCCGAGGTGGCTATACTCAGACAAGATAGTGTACCTACTCCGCCTTCGATGTCGACGCTGATGAGTGGTTTTTCGTTTTGGATTCTTCTTAGTTCGTGGATGAGTTCGTCGAAGCTTAGGTTTACCTTTAAAGCTCTTTGTGGTAGCTTTAGTTCGGGGAATAGGCTTTCGGGTTTTACCTTGCATACGCAGTCAAGAAGAAGTTGAGGGATGAATTCGTAGTTACGTAAACAGTAAGCTGGGTGATAGGAGGCGATACATTTTACGTCCGGTAAAGGGCTATTAGGGTGAGAAATAAATAGGCTCCCCCGCCAGTCAGAGATACTATTAGGAAAAGAAAACTGAGGGCCGTCCTTCGTTTTCCGACGTTTTGGGGCGTAGTCAGAACCGCACTTAAAAGCATGAAGTGCACTACTGCCAAGTAGCCATATAAGATTGGGCCGTGGTGTAAGGGATTGGAGGTCATGAGTTAGGGTGATTAGACCGGATTGGATTTCGGGGCCGGACCAGTCGAAGTATGCGAGTTTATTTTTGTAGGGTTTGTGTTGACAGATGTTCCCGATGAAGCAGGCGTCCCGGAGGATGGAGGCTCGGTCGAGGGCTTTTGTGAGTTCGCGACCAGAGGCTCCGAAGAATGGGACGCCGGAGTCGATTTCGTCCTGGCCAGGTGCTTCACCGATGATGGCAAGGTGGTATTGGGTGTTAGTAATCGTCGGAAAGACATTTTTAACAGTGCGGGTGGAGTGTTCGGAGGAGGGGATTGCGAGTTCGTCGAATGGGTCAGGTTTCATGGTTGTTATTTTTTATTCCGTCCAAAGCCCTTTGAAGCGGAGCACCGCCTCCACGATGGCGCGGCAGGCTCCAGTAGTGGTGGAGTCCGGGTTGTAGGCCGCAGCTATAATTTTGTGGTCTTGTCCACGTATTTGGGCAGTCCAACCGTCGAAACCTTCCTGGTCCTTAGCCCAATCCAAAGAAAGTTGTTTGCACACGCTCTGCGCTAGCTGGACGGCGGCGGAGAGGTCGGTGAGGAATTTGGGCAACTCCTTCTCTATGCCATCCGGGAGATGCCTGCCAACCATCGATCCCCATTCGTCGCGGCGGCAATTCTTCCACCCCATCAACTCCGCGCAGGCTTGGATTTGGTCGGTGTCTTTCAATGAAACCTCACTTTCTCCCGGCAGGCAAACAGCTTGGAGACATGCTTACTAGCCTCGTTCAATCGGTCCATGGTGATGGGTTCGCGCGGTTCGTTACCAAGTTCCCGTTTCTTCAAGTCAATAAGCAGGTCGGTTAGGAAATCGATTTCCGCGGAGTGCTTAGTGGCTCCAAATTCAGCTACGTTCATTCGTGGCATTTCACTCCCCCTCCTTCCCGCCCGTGGGTTCGTGGGCGGTTTCGCACTCCCGGCAGATGCGCCCTTTGGCCCAGTCTGGATCTACCCAGTCGGAAACCATTTGCCCACAGAGCTTGCACCGCTCTTGCCGCTGTGGGGTGATGAGCTGGTTAAGGTGGGCGCGGGCTGATTGCAGCTTGCTAATTTCCAGTCCGGAAAGCTCGCAGGTGTAACGTTGGTTCAGATTCTCACGCAGATAGCACAGGTGCTTGAACAATTCCAGAGCCTCCACCACCGGCTTGAGTTGGTCGGGGTGGATGAGGGTTCCACACCTGCCCAGCAGATACTCAAACATCTGTCGAGCCTCGATTGCTGTCAGGAGATTCGTTCCGCTTCGATTCGGATATCCTTTTTCGGTGGCGCATTGGTCACTACAAACAGAATCCGGGAGGGGCCAAGCAAGGAAGGCGTTGACCAATTTATCAGCCAGATTGGATTGCGTGGGGCTGGGGTTAAACCCGACAAACAACGCTCTGGCCTGTTCAGTAACCGATTGCCACGGTATCGGCTGGTTGCGCTCGTTGGCTACAAGGATCTTTTCAAGCAGATCGAAGCTGGTAGCCATTCGTTTATTCAACCTCTCCACCTCCGCCTTGGCTGAGGAGAGTTGTGCCTGCAATTCGGACTCTCTCCGACCCCACTCAAAATTAGCTTCCTGCTGGCGGATTGCATACTCCTCTAAACCCGCCTTGGCTGCGGAGAGTTGGGCTTCGAGGAACGCAATTCGTTCATCTCTTACTTTAAACTGATCGTCTGACATGTCCATAGCTAATTGTTGTCTAAGTATTTGATAATTTCTAACAATATCGCCTCCCTTTCGGTTAGTGAAAGGTCGTCGTATTCCACAGCTTCGCCGCTAGGACGGCTATCGTTATATCGACGAATTGATATTATCGCGTGTTTGTAGTATAGAACTTCGAAGTGCGTGTTATTGCTATGATGGACCTGGATTGTGTGCATTTTAGTTTATATGGTTTAATTTGGCAAATTCACCAAAGTGTTTTAGAGCAGCAATGTTATAAGCCGCCGCTGCTTCTTGTGGGGATTTAAAGTAGCCAAGAAACTTGTTCTTGTAGTCTACCTTGATCTGGGCAGCCCATTTTTGTTCTCTTTTGATAAAGCTAACTCCTTTGAAGCCACTAGTGTTATTTTTACTTAAACCTTTGTTAGCACAGTTTTGTGCATGAGTAGCTAAACGAAGGTTAGAACGTTGGTGGTTTAGTGTATCTCCGTTTTTATGGTCCCAAATATAGCCTTGAGGTGGTACACCCATGATAAAGTCAGACATTTTCCAAAAATTATCTTGGGAGTGATTTCCCATTTCTATGTAGACTTTTCCGTTATAGTTGTGAGCACGCCATCGGTAAGCTTTAAGCCTATCGTAGTCTTCATCGTCTACAAGAACTGCATACTGTTCTATTTTTAAAGTCTTCACTTGAATACCGTATTTGAGTTTAAACTAAGGTAGTAGCGTTTGTAGTTTTCCATCAATGCGTTAAAGTGATCCTCCTGTTTTTCGCAAGCAATAACGTTGTATCTTAATTTTGTTGCTTCTATCGCTATGGAACCACGTCCGGCAAATGGCTCCAGGATGGAAGAACCTGGAACAGCTATAGCTGGTAGTAGAAGCTGTGTAATGGCAGCAGGTTTTGAAAACGGGTGTCCATACTCCATGCGGGCAGCTTCCGAACCTGCTAACTCTGTGGAGGAGTTAATGGATTTGATAAGAACGGTTCCAGGCTTTCGGCATAACATCATAATTTCGTAGTTCTTTGTAGTGTTATACGAAGCGCATTGGTTCATTGCTGTTGTCTTTATCCAAATGAAGGGCCACCGTTGTACGCACCAACCAGCGGCAGTAGCTAAGTCAGACATATACTGCCATTGAGAAATATCGCAGTAGGTAACCAGGAAGGCTTTTTCCTTGGTGCAGCGGAAGGCAGCCGGGAAGAAGCGTTCCATGAGCTTCATATTCTCTTCGACGTCGTGTTCTTCTTTGACCCGGTCGAGGTCGGTGAGGCCGCCGTGTTGGTTGTTTTGGTTTAACATTTCCATGTCGATACCGTAGGGTATGTCGGTGAAGATCGCATGGAAGCAGTCAGGGCAGTCCAGCATGTAGGGAATGCAGTCTCCGTTATGGAGGCGGTTGGATAGGAAGACGGTGGACTCCGCCTGCTGGGCGACCTGGACTTTGTTCTTCCAGTATTCCTCGAAGGATTGTTTGTTGTTGTGAGGGTTGGATTCGTAACGAGCCCGCTCGGCAGCGAGGAGGTCGGGGGAGGATTGGACGGCTTTGACTTCGGAGACTAGAACCTTGAAGGCGTCTTCTTGGGCTTTTGTTTGGGTAGCGGCGGCCTGGCGTTTCGCGAGTTCGGCAAGGGCGGCCTTTTCTTGTTCACCGAGAAATACAACCCGGTATGCTTCCTGGGCGGACGAGCACGCGTGATACGGGCGTGGAGCTTCAGGTGGAAGGGAAAGTTCGGCTTCGAGTTTCCGGGCGACGACTAGGATGTAGTTGAGTGCGCCGATGGAGATACCGAAGAGTTCGCTTGCTAACCTCTGGTTCCACTTTTCGGTTTCGGGGTTGAGTGCGGCTTCGCGGGAGCGTTGTTTGTAGATTCGTAGCATGGAGAGACATTCCTCCTGCCAGGTCATCTGCTTACGGATGATGTTTTCGAGGGCTTCTAGTTCGAGGCGTTGGCCTTCGGAGAGAGTTTCGTAATATACGACGTCAATCGTCTTCAGCCCGAGTTCCTTATGCGCCGCAAGCCTACGACCGCCGGCAATGAGTTCCCGGTTTTGGTTGATTACGATGGGCTGGAGGAGACCGTAGACGGAGATTGAGTGCTTGAGGAGTTCGAGGTCTCCGTTGTCTTTGCGGAGACGCTCTTCGGTTATGTTGATGTCGGAGATGAGGGAGGTGGTGCGTTGCATGGGCGGTATGGAATGGTTAAAAGTATGGTTATTCGTTCGGCCACTCGTTTCGTTCGATCATTAGTGCGATGATAGCGTAGTTGGAAATATCCCGGAAGGTGTCCTCGATGGATTCGTTGACAGCACGAGCGCGGCGACCCCGGTTAAAGAGGGTTTTAAGCCGCTCCATTTTGTCGTTCATGCGGACAGTCACGCCAAAGGTGCCGAACCCAGAGATGTTGCGCGGACCGTAGTCTTGCTGCTTACGGTCCATGAGGAGGGCGTTAGCCAGGGCGAAGTGGACGAAGGTTTTAGCAGCTTCGGTCTTTATGCCGAGAGCGGCGGTAAGGTCTTCGATGGCTTGGTTTGCCTGGCGGCACTTTTCGAGGTCGTCTTTGAATTTGGTAGGCATATTACTTATCCTTTCCGTTGAAGGGAAACTTAATCCAATCTCTGTGTTTAACCTCTCCCCAAGCACGTTCAACACACTCGTTGAGAGAAATTTTGTGGTTGTGGCAGTAGTGGGCAAGGTAAACCATTACGTCACCGACTGCGTCTTTCTTGGCTTCGGTGTGTTGTTCAGGTGTACCGCGAATACCCTGCTCCATTTTAATATGAGCATGGGCAAGTTCTCCTAACTCCTCAACAGCGCCGAGGAGCGGAACGTGATGGGCTTGGCCTGGAAAGTTGTGGTCTGCCCATTTGGATACTTCTTGTTGGAAAGTTGTGAGGTCCATAGGATGATTAAAAAGTCATGCTCAAAATTTGAGCAAGACGGCTAAGGGGTCGGACCTTTTGCCGTCGGCTCGGTTGTCCTAGTTATCGGTTAGCTCGCCGGGATAACAGGCGAAACGTTGGTGCCCTCCGGGAAGGAACCGTCGGCCTTCTTGATCGAGGTCTTGCAGTCGACGATGGTTTGCTCAAGCATGGCCGGGTTGTCCATGAAGGAGCGGATCGTGACCTGGGAAGCCCGTTCGATACCCAGGCAGGCCTTCAGCCACGCAGCGCAGGAGCGCTTAATGGCGTCGTTGTCATATTTTTCGGTTGGGGTGATGGCAATGACGGAGTTAACAACGAAGCCAGCGCGGGCGGGTTTGCCGTCCTTGAAGGTCGCGTCCTTGTTGAGGGTGAGCTTCAGGGCGATGTATTCGTTGCCCTTTTCTTCGTTGCGCTTCTTCTCGGCCTTGGAGACCCGGAAGGGGAGGACCCGGTCGGGCATGAGGACGGGATAGGAGGTGTCGATACCACCAGCAGCTTCAGCGAAGGGGTCAGCGTCGGTGGAACGGAGGATTTTGTTGTATGTTTGCATTTTAGTTTGTGTTTTTTGTTTGTGTTTTTGTTTGGTTTACTGCTTGTTTTGTTGCCAGGTTGGTTATACTCCTGACAGCAAATCTGGGTTGTTGAAGTCGCCGTAGGGCGAGGCCGCGATTGACTGCATCATTGCACCGACGTGCATAACGGTTACGAGGGCGGTGAGTTCGTGTCGGTCAAAACGCGCGAAGCGTTCGAGGAGTTCCTTTTCGAGGAGTTGCTGGAGGGCGGGTTGGTCCCGCCAACCACCAGCCGCAAGGACAGGTTTAACGATTTCTTGGACCTCCTTTACGATATCCTGAGCGCGGTCAAGGAGGAGGTCGACCGGGGATTTGGGTGGTTGCTTGGGACGGAATTTGTCGATTGCGGCGTTAATGAAGCGGTTACGGGAGTCGTCTTGGATACTCATTTATTTGGGAAGTTAAGGACTGCGAATTCACCGAATAGTTCAATAGCTTTTTTGTCACGTGCTCTGGCTGCATTCTCGGCGTTGTGAAAGCAACCTAAACTGTAAACTTTGTTGTCTTTTCGGATACTGGCCTGCCAAGGTTTCTTAAAGTTTGGCCCTGTGGCATAAACACCAATGTAGCCGCTACTCGCCCTTCTTTGCATCTTTCTGTTAAAAAGATTTTGTTGAGTAGTGGCATAGCGGAGGTTATTACGTTGGAGGTTGTGTATGTTTCTATCTTCGTGGTCGACTATAAAACCTACTTTTCTAGGTAAAACCTCGTATTTTAAGTCAACCACTCCTTTGTAAAACACTCTACCACCAGCACAGTTAGGTGGTCGGTCTAAAAATTGAGGAGGAAAGTCGTCGTCAAACAAAACGACTGCTCCACATTTACACTTCCGTTCAATCATACATTAAATATAAGCTCGTGTGATGCACGTGTAATAGCCGTATAATCCCAACGTTTCTGGTCCCAAATTTGTGGTGGCATCCACTCCCTCCATACAAGCACTTTTCGCCATTCTGATCCCTGAGACTTGTGGCATGTAATTGCGTATCCAAAATCTGCATATACAACAGTCTTTGGAACCCTTGCTTTCTTTTCGTCGAACGTCGGGTCACTAAAAGGTTCGGCCCATATTGGGTAGGTTCGGGCAATTCCGAGTTCGTCCTCAGCCAAGACGTTATACTGGAACCCATTAAAGTTCTTGATTTCCTTAATACGTAAAATCATGCCGTTATAAACGCCGAGGGTGATATTGTTGCGGAGGCAGATGAGTTTGTCGCCGACAACGATTTTCCGGTCAGGGTAACCTAGGAATCTTCGGGCACGGGAGTTGAAGTCCTTTCGGGTTTGGTTCTTGGCTACGATGATTTGGTCGCAGGAGAAGAACTCCTGGCCGGTGATGGCTTTACGGCGGACGACAAGGCCGGGACGTTCGCCGAAGGTGAGTTGGCCACCGGTGCGGATAGAGTTCGCCAGGGCGATGATGGGTGATTCAGCGGCCTGCCGGTGGATGTGCTGGAGGACGAAGTCGGGAGACTTCATGAGGTTGGGGTTGTCGCCAACGGGTTCGAGCTGGCCGGGGTCTCCGACGAACAATAACTTTTTGCCCCAATGCTTTAACTCGCTGTATAGCTCAGTCGAAACCATACTAGCCTCATCTATCACGATAAGGTCTGGATCGTCTTCAAGACAAACTTTTCGCTCAAAGGTGACGTCTCCGGACTTGGGCTCAATGACAGCATCATAAAGTAGACTGTGCATAGTCCGGGCTGGAATGCCTTTTCGTTGGAGAACGTTGACGGCTTTTCCAGTGAACGCACAAACCACAATATTATAACGCTTTGAGAGTTCATTGATGAGGAATTTAACGAGGGTAGTTTTCCCGGTGCCGGCGTAGCCGCCTTGTTTGTATTCGTCGTTCGGGGAGTCGTCTATCCAGGCGACGATGAGGTTGAAGGCGTTTTCTTGTTCGGCAGTCAGCGATATTCCCGGAATAGCGGTGGGGGTAATAGCACCGCCGGGTGCCATTCCGCCGGAGGACTGTGCCGGAGAAGCTGAGGCACTGGCAGGGGCCTGCGGTTCGTCTTCCATGGAACGCTCGACGGACTCCGCCATGATGGTGGAGTGAAGGTCGCCGAGTTGCTTGGAGTAGTGTTTGACGATTTCGAAGCCTTCAATGGCTTGGTCGTCGGTGAGGGAGGTAATCCCCGCAAGCTGGGCACCGAGGGTTGCGTGGTTGGCGGAGAAGCTGACGGAGTCCTTTTGGTGTGCGCCGTCACATTGCCCGGCTAGGGTTTGCAGGGCGAGGAGGATGTTCGCTTTGTGTTGGGAGTTCATTGGACGTAATGCCCCTTAGCTTGGAAGTATGGGAGGAGTTTACTGAACGCATCCTTGTCTGGGAGATCAATTTCCGCAGGCATGTCGAGCGAGTTTTTGAGGTGCTCGCATTTTGGATGGCGTTGGGTGTAGAGCTTCCAGGAGAGTTTCCCGGCAGCAGCGGGGACGAGTTCGAGACGCCACACATCCGTAAAGAAGCCTCCGATCATGTCACCGACCTGGCCTTGGTAGAGAGGCTCGTAACCGATTAGAATTTTCGCTGATTGGTCCTTTGGGTCTTTTTCGTATAGCTTGCCTTCGTGGCAGGTGCAGATGACGTTTTTATTGGTTTGTTCGAGCCGGGCGACGAGAAAGATGTAGGAAAAACTTTTAAAGGGATTCCAGTCCCGCTGTTCCATTTCAAAGACACGTTTGGATTTGTTTTGGAGCTTGAGGACGTGCCTTATTACAAATTCATTTACGTGCGACAGAGAATCGACAACTACTGTGGATACCTGTTCGTAAGTTTTTGGCTCTTTAGCTATTGCGGTTAAATCGCTACAAAGAATGTCATAACACTCTTCAATGTCCCGCATATTCCCATTAGCGTCGTAACGAATTGGGTTATAAGCGTAGCTAAAAGACGGATTAGTTTTTCGGATATAAGTTTCTGGTCCCGAAAGGTTTCTATCACAATCTTCTACATAAACCTTTGGAAACTGTAGGCACAATGTAGTTTTGCGTGAACCTGGCGGCCCCATAAGCAGTATCTTTATAGGGGTTTGAATTGGAGTTGTTGGGCTAGATATTTTCATATTGTTCCTTTGGAAAGTTTGTAAACGCGAATTCCCCAAACAGCTCTATGGCTTTTCTATCACGCCATCGTGCCGCATCCTCAGCAGTGGAAAAGGCTTTGCGGTAACTAACATTATTCTTGGTAACTAAAGCTTCCCATGGGTTTGTTCTTGGGCGGTCGGCCAATAAACGTACTCCTTTGTATCCGGAGGTGTTATCAGAACGGATTCCTGTATTAGCTATTTGCTGTGAGCGTGTAGCTGGTCGCAGGTTGCTTTCCTGCATATTGTGAATGTTTCGGTCTTTGTGATCAACTTCCATTCCCTCAGGAACAGTAATAATATAGTTTCCCATATTCTGAGAAACCATTATTCCGTTAACCATTACATTATCATGGATTGTTTTTCCGTTACAACTCCAAGTTTTACTTCCGCAGAAAAGCTTTTCGTGCTTGTCGTCAAAAATAAGCACAGCCTTTCCACATTTACATGGTATTGCTTTCATTGGACTTTTTGTTTGTTTTGTTTATTGTTTTGGTTCAGTTGCTTCTTTTAAGGGAGACCAGTCATTGTCTACAAACATGCCAGAGTTAAGCATTGTTCCACGATCTTCCTTGGCAAGGGTGCATACATCGTAATAAGCACACTTACCAAAAAGTGTGCAGTAGGTGGTAGACTCCGGCATGAATCCATTTTGGTAGTGCCAGAAGAATGTTTCGAGATGTGAGATGGTGTTACGCTTCCATTCGTCGATAGCGCCGGGGGTTAGGTAGTAACGCTCCCGGCCCAGGGATTCTTGCCACCAGGTTTCGGGGGTGTATTTACCGGATTTGGTGCCGGTGAGGACGTATTGGGGAGGTTCCTTGGTGCGGATGGCGTTGACGATGTAGCCGGTTACGGGTTTGCCGGTGAGTTCCTGGAATGCCCAGCAGTAGCCTTTTTGTTGGGCGGAACGCTTCATTCGGTCGAAGAACTGCGAGCCGAGGACTGACGTCGTTTTATGGTCCAGGACCCACGTACCTCCATCAGCGAACACTGGAAGGTCAATACGGCCTGTATAAACAACGGGGATTTCTCCAAGACTAGAGCTATGGGTATAAAGGGGAAGCGTAAACGAAAGCTCCACCAGTGGCGTGCCGTTGGAATCCGCCAGAATAGAAAAGTCTTCAACTTCATAACGTTCCATGTATTTTTTGAAGAGCGCGACGGCCCAGTTTGCGGTGCGCCAGTCGTCGGCAGGGACGGGGTGGGAGTCGAAGTATTTAGTGATGATGTCAGCTATTTCGTTTCCGAAGGATGGACCGGGGCAGGCAGCACCGTATTTCCTATAACGATGTTCCAAACACAAATGTATACATGAGCCAAAGTTTAATGAAGGTTTTTCGCCAGCGGATATTCGGCGGTGTAAACTTTTGTATTCTACTAACCTGTGGCAACTCTGTAAACCTTCTAACCAACCCGAGTTATCGACAAATAGAACTCCGTTTGTTAAGGGTAATGGTGGCAGTGTCATAGTTTATTCAAATTTGCAAAACTTCCGTGATACTTTTCTGCTGCTTCGTTGTAAGCTGAAGCCGCGTCTATTACTGATTCAAATAAACCTAAGTGTTTTTGTTTACCATTTACTTGAATAGCGGCTCCCCACTTAGCACTTCTTTTGTGCCAACTAACTCCTTTATAGCCTGAAGTGTTGTTGGCTTGCTTAGGTCGATTCATTGCATTTTGTGACCTTGTTGCTAGACGCAGGTTTGCAGGCAAGTTGTTATGCTTGTTTCCGTCAATATGATCGGGTTCAACCCCATCCGGAACCTGCACAACTAATCTAGCTATATGAACAGGTCCTAAATTAGGACCCCAAACCATAAGTATGCTATCTTCGTTTGAATTGTGGTAAATAGATAGGCCCTTTATTAGGGACGCAGTTAAGTCGTCTAACCAAATCTCTTTACCACATTTACATTTGATTATGGTCATAAAAAGTCCGCAAACTGTTCGTCCATTGATTTCTTCGGAGTGGTGGGTTTCTTTTCCGTTTCTTCCACGTCCTGCTCCTTAACGACCTTCTCCTTCTTTCCCGACGCCAGGGCCTTGAACGTCTGAGCGCTTCGTCTTCCGGTTTGAATGTGCTGGACGAACGCTCGCAGGTCCGCCTCCGGCATTCGGTCCATCGGCATGGGGCACTGGCCGTAGAGGGGTTCGTCCGGGACGATTGGGGTCTTCGGCGGTTGCGCTGACGCGGTCTGGGAGGATTCGGTCGAGGGAGGTGTTGGCTGATTGGATTCGGAGCTGTTCATATTCTTCTTTGCTGATGACGACTACGTTTTGGATTAATTGTTCGAATTGTTTGGTGGAGGTGAAGTCGATGATTCCGAGTTCCCGGCATCGGATGCAGAACGCGTGCCAGAGGTAAGCTCCGACGGCGGTGAGAGTGCCGGGATATGGGCGGAGACAGCGGATGAAGTCCGTGTCGGTTTTGGAAATGAAGATGTGCATCCGCTCTTGCTCGACATGGTCTGGGTAAGGCGAGATGATGAATTTGGATGGTTTTTCGTCGGACATACTGTTCAGATAGGAAGTTACGATTTCATTGTTTATTGCGTTCATAGGACCTTTTCTCCGTGATTATCCTGGAAGGGAGTAATCGTCGGCTACTGGACGGCAGGAAAACAAACCAAAATCCCACCGTCCAGGTGCCGAGGATCACAACAGCGGCGAAGGTGAGGTCAGCGATAACTCACCTTTCGCGGCAGTGGATACGACTCGACAAAGGAAGAAAGTAAAAGCCCCGCAAGGGCGGTGCGTTGTTGGCCTAAATGTTACCAATGCACGCCATGCTAAGCATGGTCCGGGCGTAGCCCTTGCGGGGGTGTGGAGCGTTAGGCCATCGCAGCCATCGTCTGAGCCTGCTGCCACGCAGCGAACTCCTTGAGCATCCAGCCCAAGGTCTCGGCGTCGGCATCGGAGACCTCGACGGTCTTCTTCTCGCCGGTCTTGTCGTCGACGTATTCCTTCTTGTAGAGCTTGGTCTGGTCGTTGGTAGGAGTGAACGTCTTGTTGATGTTGGCGAGTTGCCGGTTGGCTTTGTCGATGGTGCCGTTGGTGATGATCTTCGCGGCGGTCAGCTTGTACGCGTCGGCCAGCTTCTTCGGCCCGGCGGACTTGCGTTCGCGCTGCTTGATGTCGACGGCGAGCGGAGCGGCGGTCTCTTCACCTTCGCCCTTGTAGTTCCGAGCGATGGAGTCCAGGTCGGGTTGGAACTGCTTGAGGTCTTCCCAACCCTGGGTGGCCATAACGCGGGAGGCGTATTTACCTTCCGATTCGTCGGGGACCATGATTTCGTTCTGGTCCTTGTCCTTCTTTCCGGTGCCCTTCATCTTGCGTTCGACTCCGGTTTTCTCTTCCAGGAGTTCGCAGATGATTTCCCGACCGAGGTTGAGGACACCCCGGTAGGCGAGGTTGGAGTTGAGTTCGTCCAAAACCCGCTGCGAGGCATCGTTCATGGGGGGGTAGGTATCGTTGGGGTTACCGCCGGCAGCGATGACCGCTTCGGAGATGGACTCGTAAACGAGGACAGGGAGTTCGAGGCCGCCGAGTGTACCGAATCTTACTTCTTTCATAACTTTGCTTTTTTGACTGTCTGACTGATTAACTGATGTTTTGAACGCTGTCATTATCCTGCTGCGTTCTTCCAGGTTCCGCCAAAACGGTGGTGGAGTCCGTTTTTCCCGGTTGGGAAAGGGATTGTTCTCCGGGAGAGACAGTGGAGAACGAAAGTGGGTTCCCGAAAAGGCGGATGTAGGTTTCTTTCATCTCGCCCATGGTGCATATCATGCGGTTATCAGGCCGGTTATCGAGAAGGTTATATAGCCAGCGTGGGATTGGGTAGGTTACGCTTTCGAAGCATGCGTTAATGTATTCACGAAAAGAGTCTCCCCCAACCGACCACCCACCAGGGCCGCGAGCTTTGCGGGTTTCGTTGAGGTAACGTCCGATGAGGCAGTTGCAGTTGTCAACGTAGTTGAATAACTCAGTATCAGACCGAGAGAATAACCACGCTTCGAAGTGTTCGCGGTGGATGATTTCGGGGTTGCTTGTATCTTTGTTTTCCATAGGTTTGTTTTTGTTTGTGTTTAAAAAGGTCATGCTCAAAAAATGAGCATGACGGATTAATAGTTTTATGATCAGATGTGCGGCCCTAACGGTCCGCCGGAGGAGTTAACGGTCCTTCAAATACCTCCGAACGTTTGACATGACAGTGTTGAAGAATTCCCTGGATTCTTCATCACACGCAGCGATGACTCGCTGTGCGAGGCTTGTATCCCCGTTACGGTAATCACGCGGTGATATTCCCGCAATGGAAAGACGATACGCAATTTGACCTTCCGTGAGGCCGGTCTCGCGAGCGATTGTCTTATACGGAAAGCCCAATCTGGCAAGTAAGAGGGCTTTGCAGTCGGCTTTGGTTGCTTTGCCATTGAGGTAGAGGGATAGGTTGTGGACGGTGGAGGATTGGGAGGTGTTGGTGGTCATGGTTATTCAACCTCCTTAATGAAGTGAGGGTTAGGGATGCGGGTTGCTACGTCCTTCATGCGGAATTGCTTTGCACAGAGAGGACAGTAGTTGCCAGCGGGAGTGTTGATTTGACCCGGCTGACAAGGTCCGCCTTTCCATTGGTAGTAGCAGACTGGAGCCAGGGATGACGCCTCGTTCAAAGGACGATAGCACCATCTACAATGGAGGATTGGTGATGTTGACTCTGGCATATTACCTCCCGGTGGGATTGGATTGCATCGCATCTTCCACCGCAGCGAGGGCGACTTTGATGGCGTTAAGATTCATCCCGCAGTTTGGACAGCAGTGAAGAGTGGTGGGGAAGAAGATGTTATGGTTGTAGGTAGGGATGGGGGAGGTTACGGGGATAGGTAACTTTGTGGTCCGGACCTGCGGCACCTTGCGGGTTTTCTTTTTGTATGGACCGCGTTTTTTATGAGCACTGCGGTAGTGCACCATCAGCGGGTTCCAACCGGAGAAGCGTTCGCCGCATTTCTTGCAGGCGTATAGCTTCGACTCATCGCGTTTGATAACTTTTGCCTTTGTGGACCTTGTTTTCATTGTTTTTGTTTGTTTGGTGTTATGAAATCAGCCACCATAGCTGTTTCGGTCTAACCACTGCGTGAAGCAACGCAATGGCTAGAACGATGTAGCTATTAGCTAGTTAGCTAATTAGGACGCCAACCGGGGTGAGGCACGGAGTCATCAACCTTGGCTTCACGACGCTTTATCTCGTTCTCAGCGAACGATTGTTTGCGGTGGATTTCCCAGAGCTTCGCACAGAGAACCCACGCCTGGGGGTTGATGAAGGAGTCTTTCCATTCGACGAGGATATCGCGTTCGTTTTCGCGGATAAACTTTGAGTAATGGTCTATCGCCTGCATGACGAAGACCTGTTTCAGGGGATTACCTAAGTCCATGAACTCGGTAACGATTTCAGTGTTTGTTTTCATCGTTTGCCTGAATGGTCGCTTTTTCAACCGCGTTTTGGATTTCCTTTTCAACGATAGCCAGGAAGTTTCCCCGGAGGTTGGTGCGGATTTTCTGACTATCGTCGATCTCCTTTTGAATCTGGTTGAAGGTTTTACCTTCCTCAACGCCATGCTGCATCACCCAGGCGATGTCCGCTTCGGCGTGGTTAATACGCTCGGCGAGGTTGAGGAGCTTTTCGAATGTTTCAGAGGATAGCATGGTTAGTCCTCAACTTCGAAAGAGTTTAACACATTCTTCACCGCTTGCCGGCGTTCCTCGGGAGTGGTGATAACCTGGTCATTCGCTCGTTGGAGCTCGATAGCGGAGAGTTTACCCAGGCCGTATTCCTGGGCAAGGTGGGTTAACCATACGTCGCAGAATTCAATCCGGCATGGAGTGCGGGCAAGGAATTGGATACTCTCGTCGGAGTGAGCTTCGCTGATAAGCGGTCGTCCGGCGATAAGCTGCCGGTCAGGGACGCCAGCTTCTTTGAGGAGACAACCGATGACGCAGTAGTTACCTTTCCCGTCGGCATAGAAATGGGCCAGGGTGCAATCCTTTTCAACGAGGTCAAGGATTTTTTGTTTCTGTGCTTTTGTCATTTTAGGACCTTTGGTTTGTTTGTTTTGGTGTTTCGCTGTTTCGGATAGTCGTGCTCAAATTTTGAGCATAACTTCAATCAACCGCCTTTGGGCTTTGTGAACCGTAAGGTAGCAAAAGCGGCTGAGTGCTGTTATGTTCTAAGGGGCAGACGCAGAGGCTGAGGCTGGGGCTGTCACATCGCATCTGCGTGCATAGCCCGCGGATTAAGAAACGTCCCCCTCGATATAAGCACCCGGTTTTTCTCCGGGCAAGGGGGACGAAATTGGTGCGTCCGGTGGGAGGGCAGAGACCTCCGCATTGTCGGAGACTGGGAGGTTGTGGACAACCTCTTCCTGGCGCTGATGTTGTAAGTTAGTAAGGCAGTAGACGTCAACGTGAGTGGAAGTGTCCTTAACAAGACGGAATGATGCTTTCATTGGTTTATTTGTTAGGGTTAGAAGTGTAGGCAACCTTAACCCTCTGCTTCGCAAGGGCGGTCGATTTCGTGTTCCGAGGCTACGCTAGCCGCCTGGATGAGTTTCGCCCGGAGGAGGATGGCGATGTTACGACGGCGACGCATTTCAGCGTCCGCTTTTTCGAGAGTAATGCGAGCCCGTTCGGATGCTGTCTCAGCTCTTCGTTCGGCGTCGTCCTCACTCTTTGCGGCTAGGCCGGATAGCATCACGCCGAGGAGGGAGCCGGTCATCGCGGATTGTTGTGCTTCTTTCTCCCAGGCGGTTAAGGCTGTATCTATCAGTTCGAGTTCGGATTTTGAGAGGTTGACTTGCATGGTTTGTTTCTTTGGTTTGTTTAACGGCGTAGCCGTTTATTGCTTTGTTTGTTTGTTTGCTTAGTTAACTTAGCCATTCTTTTCCATGCAAAGGTGCATGGGGCAGCATAGCTGCCGGAATGTTTCTAGAGATACCACGAAGAGGTGTTAACATTCTATCTCCTTTTTAAATCCGCGGTCGTATTGCTCTCGGCCTGCACTATTGAAGAGGGATAGGATTACTCAACTCCGCTGCCTTTCATCAAATCCGTAATGCCGCTAGCTTGGATACTTCGCTGGATTGCTATTCGTTCGGGACCATGGAGCGTAGCGGATATGACCGCTCTCGAACCTATGGCGACGGCATAGCAGCCGTCATCCCCTTAGGAAAAGGTAGCTTTATAGGGTCCGCTACGTCCCTGCGGTTTTTTCAGATAGCTCGCACGCTATCTTTCGCACTCTGCCGATTCCGCAGGGTGCTTACCCCGGAGCACTTCAATCGAGCCGGAGTCTCGTGCATAACACCAAATGGAAGCTCAGGGGTTTTCAAGTGAGCCCACATTGGGGACCTGCCAGCCAATGCTGGCCAACCCCGCCGCTATCTTGATCCCGAGATCCAAGTCCATCATGCGACCCGGATCCTAGCAGGCCCAGGGGAGGAAAGCAAGCTTTTTCTTTTTCTGAAAAGGCAGAAATTGCTGAAAGGGCGGAAAATTCTGCCGCTTCTGCTTTTTGCGAATGCAAAAAGATCCTGGTCGGCCAGGGGACTGGTCCCTCGAAAGATAATCCTTGCCATCTTCAATCCCCTCTGCTATGATCCATGTCCTATGAATGATGAACCAAAGTTCAATACTAACTTCGACAACAACCCTCAACCCAACACCACCCCACCTAAACCACCTGACATAATCGACGCCACTCTCGGCCCAGGCTTTGTGTCATATCCTGACATCCTTCCACGCCTGGAACTCCGGGAGCCGGCATTTCGCAAGTATGAATACTTCCTAGCAAAAGCGGTGCAAGGCAGCTACCGCATCTCCGCCGAAGAGGTTCGTGCAATGGGAACTACAAAACCGATGAACAACCGAACGTTTAAACTTCGCATCACCGACGCTAAAACTGCCTTCGAGCGGTTTGGCTACAAATCCAAGCGAATTCCACCTGGCTATCCAATGCGGAATGTTAAATTCTACGAAACTGAAGACGGCGGTGTGCAATGCATCAACCTCAACACTGAACGCGCTGCTGTTCATGCTCACAAGGACGCTTCTTCCGGAGATAAAGTCTACCCCGTAAACGACGAATCCATGACTGAAGTTTATAACGCCGTCGAGGCTCCTCCGGTGGACGCTGCTTCAGACCCCAAATACGAAAGACTCTACAAATACGGTGCATACTTCAGTACACCAACTACAGCTGACATCGAAAAGCTCCGTGAATTCTTCCAAGGCTGGAACATCCGTCCAAACACTCCACAGCCTGGAATGACGCACGTTAAGTTCTAGCCGATAGCAAAGTCTTGCTCAATTTTTGAGCAAGACTAAAAAGCGAAGGCCCGCTCTGGGATGACTAGGGCGGGCCGTTTTGTTACAAAGGCGGATGCTCGTCCCATTTCTCAATATATGATGCATGAATAGCGGCATCGAAGCTGCGCGCAAAGTTCCTACTCCCAACCCCCTTGACCCCCTATGGCTCCGTCCCAGCCCATTCTCAGCTTTGCGAAGGAGGAGGAGTATGTGTATTTTTTTTTTTTTTTTTTTATCAACTCTCTCTGCCCATTCTCAAAGCTGAGACTGAGGGGAGGGGGAGGCTCAGGGGGGTCGGAGAGTTGGGGGTAGAAATTTTTAGCGCATCCTATATTGATTGTGAGAAGTTGACGGACAATAACGTGGCGGGTTATAGCGGGGAGGCGGGCAGGTATTCTATGTACTCGAAGACGCGGAGAACCGGACAATAATACAGGCATCCGCTTTTTTGGCTGCGAGGAATATTTATAACTCTGCGTGGAATGTGGCGTGGCGGGTAGGCGGGGGGATTGCGGACGGCAAAAAGCCCAGGGACTTTTATCCCTGGGTGAGGTGAGCGAGGTTGCCGGGGAGATTGCTCTCCCCGGCGGTTTTCTACCCTACTTCCGCTTCTCCTCCGGTTTCGCCGCCGCCGGAGCCGCCTTGCTGGCCGCGATCAGCGTATCCAAGGCCCGCGCGGTCGCATCCTTCTCCGCTTCGCTCTTGGTGACATAGCCGTATTTCTGCCCCCATTGGGCGACCGCCGAGCTATTGCCGAGCCAACCGCTAGCCCGGAGACCATCGGCCTTCTCGCAATCTCCAGCCATGATCATCTCCAGAACCATCGCCTGAGAGGTTTCCACATCCGCTGCGATATACCGCCGATTCGGAATCATCGTCGCCATAAGGCATTTCGCCTTGATCTCGACTTCGGTTAATTTAGCCATAACTTTTCGCTTTCTCTAATGCCGGGTTTCCGGCTCGCCTTGGCCCGCCTC